TCTTTCTCATAAACCAAATTCCCTCTTGATGCTTGAGGTTTGCTCTTCCTCAGTGAACTTTATTGTTCTTATTTTAACACTCGTCGGGGGTACGTCGTCCCAACTACGAGCGATGCAGCGGTGTATGTCGGCGCCCACAAAAACAAATACGCCGTTGTATTTCCTTCGATGCGGAAGACCGAAGTTGTAGTAGAGGGTGGTGGGCTTGCATTTAGGGCGGCTGTAGGGTTTCGCACAGGACTTAACCTGGACACGGAACAACTCAGTCGTCGTAGGGTTCAAGCACCAAATGTCGTCGAAGGGTAGATCGACGTGAACCGTTAGTAACCCTAACTTTTGAAGGGTGTAAGCAACGAAGAACTCTTCCGTCCTACCGTTGTTGGAGTTGTCTTTACGGGACATTATCTATTGCGAAGTAATGTCTCTAGGTGCGTTATCGTTACCTTCGCTGCTGACAATTCGGAACGCAGCTCTGCTATTTCACTTAGTAGCTGTTCGATTTGGGTAGTCTTCCTATCAAGTTTCTCCGACAGCCTGTCCACTTGTTGCTTCAATGTCGTTCCATATTTCATTTCATCTTCACGCTTATATTTTTCACGCAATGTGATGAACGACCAGAAGCCAGCACTGCCAGCCAACGCAAGCACGACTGTTAATATATGTTCTATTCCCATGATTGATGGGCCTTTGGATGAGTGCGGCTGGTTACAGGTTTACCAAGGGGGCAGGCGGTCGGTCGTCCCTAAAGTTTATGTTTCGTAAAAACGAGCGGGGCAGGAATACAAAGGGTTGACCCGGTAAACTCGGTCGTAGAACATGCCGTTCTTTTTTTGATTGCAGTCGTAGTAACATAGGCGAAAGAATACGTTACCTTCACCGGCGACCCAACTGTGCACCATGCTTGCAAAAACAAGTGTGCAGATCATGAGTGCGTCACCCACGAGACAAGCGACCCCCCACAAGGGGGTCGAGTGTCGTCACTGCGTCTACGGCGCAAGGAAACTGGCCCCGTACAACATCAAGGCAGTGCCCGCTATAGCTACTAATACCCCTATAGAGACGGATAATACTGCGAAGAACTTATCTCTTTTAGCCGCTTGCTCTTCCAGCGCCTTGCGCTTGCGAACTCTCGCAGCGGCCTGCTCTTTGACTACCATGTCCCAAATACCCGGTGGCCCGTAGAGCTGGCAGACCGACTTTAGATCGGCTTGAGCTTGCTTATGAGCCATCTTTGCAGAAGCGATTTCAAACGCATCAGCTTCACCCGAAGTGAGCCTGCCCAAGAAGCCTTTGTGCTTGCCGGTTTCCGCTAGGTTTATCTGAGCCTCTAGCCCAGCCAACCTACCGAAGGCAGGCATGATGCTGTGCATATCTTTGCCCGCTTTTACAGCGGAAGAAATGCTGCTAGCAATTTTTGTAACAGCACCCGCTAGTGCAATCACTTCGACGATAGCCATGTCTTCTCCATTTCACGTTGACGGTGAGAATGAATGTGACTGGTTAGGTTAAGTGTGATTGTATCCGTTCACTTGGAGCCACGCTTTGTATAGCTCCTTGAACTCTTTTAACCTCATCATACATACGCTGTCGTCCAAAGCCTCGCGGTTTCTACGAGTTATTACGACAGCGTACTCGGGCGATCTTGTCTGAGCTATGTTGCGTTCAGCCTGAGCCATTGCGTCCCTGAAGTTAAGACGCTCGACACGCTTCGCTTCTACGAATAGCCCGGTCGTACCCAGAAGATCGGCGCCGCCTGCGTGCAGTCCTATCTTACCACCACCAGACAGAGGAGCACGTTGGCATTGCTCTTCGCCGTAGATAAACTCGTTGAAGTATTTCGATAGGTCTACTTCGTACTTGTCGCCCTTGGCTTTTTGGGGATTGCCCATACCTTGTCTCCTTAGTAGGTGAAATTAATTTTCTCTATGATGAATGGACGGGATGAGCCGTGAAGGTATGAGCTGTAGTCAAAAAAAGAGAAGTCGTTTTCCTCTTTCTCATGGCAGGCATCGCATCGGTATTGAAACTTAGGTCTTATCTTTTCACAGCCACACGAAGAGCACGGGCGCTGCCATGTTTTCGGAGCCTCTTTGAACTGGTACTTGGCACCAGGGAAATACTGGAGCCCGCGCTTCATTAGGATGCGCTTCAATGTATCTACGCAGCAGCCCAGCTCACTAGATAATTGTTGATGAGTGAAGTTTGAATGTTCTTTAGCGAGCCAAATCTCCTGATCGTCCGTCAGGATAATCTGTCTTGTCATCGTCTTCCTCGTATCTATTTTTTTTTAATTACCATGGTTGTTACGGATACGCAACTAATGTTGTGTATAGGGGTTGACTATTCTGACAAAGACGTTAAGATCGCTAAAGACGTAGTTGGCGCAGACAAATGAAGTCATGCACCATCAGGTGCCTGTCTTCATGCGGATGAGTTAACGTGAAGCGGCGACGCGATCTTAACGAAAATACTACGACAAAAAAAGTTGTGTCTACGGCTTGACCGACGTGTATCTACGGCGATAGATTTGAAGCAGGAGTTAAGGCACCTACCCTCCCAGACAGGGTGCTTTATTTTTCACACCTCCTGTTTTGCTCATGCAAAAACTAACCCCCGGTCGCTAGGTTACGAACTACGCCGGGGGTTTTATTTATCCTAGTTCTGCAATCCTTGAGCCGTGGTCTACTGCTCTGATTGGTGCCGTCCATTCTCTGACGGTAGATAGTGGGCGCTGAACCTTCTCAGCTATCTCTCTGTCACTAAGTGGGGCGCGAGTGTGCCCCATGCCATCTTGCCACTGACTTGCATACCGCATCGCTAGTTGCTTTGATGTAAGACTGGAAACCACACGAACATTCTCAGTCTCATCATGGCCGGCGTAGCCCACATACATAACTGGTTCGTGCATGTCGGTGTACTCGCGCACCTTACCGTAGCGAAGCTCTGTGCATACCTCCAACCTCTCACCATCATTGAGTGCTGGCTTGACTGATAGCCGCTCCATGGGCGTATTGTATAAGTCGCCATCGAATAGCCCAGCCTTGGCCTGGGCTGTAGCTTTGTCGGTGAAGACTTGCGTGATTTTTATCTGTGTCTCGAGAACCGTTAGCTGGTTCGAGCTACCCGCTTCACGACCAGACACGTTGCCGTCACTTGGTTTGTTGGAGTGGTGAACAAGTATAACGCTCATTCCAAAGTTCCGCAGCTTGAGGCAGAGTTGGTTTATCTTCGACCACTCCTCTGCACTATTCTCTTCCAGCCCTGGGAACGCAGAACGAACCGTGTCGATCACAATGATGTCTGGCTTCGTGACTACAATCCATTGCTGTAGCATCTTGAGACCCTCTGGCTTCCGTAGGTTCATCTCCTCGGCATTGTCAAAGGGTGCGTAGATTACAAAGTTGTCACCAGCATCACCAAAGGAAGACATGCTTCGCTCTAAAAATTTCTGGACGTTGGTGCGTGAGTTTTCAAAATCACAGTATAAAACTCTTGGCTTTCTGTTTAGCTGAAAGGGACCGAAGCGGCCTTGGCCAGCAGCGGCAGCATACAACAAGTGACGAGTGAACATACTTTTACCGTGACCAGAATACCCGTGGACCTGACATATAGTGCCTGACGTAGGTATGAACGGCTCTACAAAGTATTCCACGCTACCGGCCTCGTCCTTCAATCGGGCAATGTCGGCGGTCGTTATTCCCCTGATCTTTTTGGGCTCTGCCTCTTCTTCCTTTTGCTCTTCCAATCTATCTGGGTGGTTCTTAGCTTCCATCTCCTCGACGCGACGGCACATCTGATCGACCTTCTTGCTGTCGATAAGGTCCAAGTAGAATGCTTCCATAAATTTGTATGCGTTGTCTATTAGGTCTTGGCCGCGCATACCTTGAGCGGCCCCCTCGGCGATGCACTTCCAAAGGCGGTCGTCTCTGCCGTTACCCCCGCCATCAGGCAGCTTACCTCTCCGGTCCACCAACTCAGCGGTGCTTTCCCAGATAGATAAGTGGGCAGACACACCTTCAAGAGACATTCCTTCAAACTTAAACTGGTTGAAGTCTACGACATTCGGCCCGGAGCTTACGATCTTTGGTGCCGTATATACAGGCAGGTCATCCCAATCCGCGCCTTGCATAATACGCCATTCGTACCCCTTACTAGGAGGTAGTAACGCAAACCCTTTGGAGCCACGAAGGTCTAATCCATCGACGCTAGGCCACTCGGCGCCATCACCTGTGACGCCCGTGCGGTTCTTAATCCAGTCAACGCCGCGAGGGTACTTGAAGTAGTAGTGCCACCCGCGCTTTGTTTTAACTACGAACGGAGTTCTTGTAAGACCAACCTCTACAGCCGCCGCCCTAGCTTCGTCATTGTCACAATCAACAACGACAAGCCCACTCAACGGACCAGTCAACACAGCAATGTTTGCGTCAGGCCAGTTGGTCCACCAAGTGATTACGTCGTCTTCACTTGGGTAATACATTTCATCCACATAAGAACCCCACTTTAAATACGGCTTCTTACTGTCGGGGTTTATAGGGATTACAGCCCAACCTTTTTCTAGGTACTCGAGTGCGGCATCAAGTGTCTGGTTCCTTTGCATGTGCGTCTTCCTTTTTGAAATACTGATCGAGGTCAAGCGCGGGCCATTCCTCTTTGATTTTTGATAGATAAACGGAAGACACAAAGTTTCTCCGTACCCAGCCGTAAGGGACGCTTCGCCCCACGCCTATAGAGCGTGCAACATTTGAAGCACCACCCAAGTCAGTGAGCATTTGTTGAATGTCGAATTGCATCTTTTTTGTTTTTCCTCTTGTCATGGTGTTGTGTATACGCTACACACAACTAATACACAACAGACAAAACTAAAAAGGTCATGCTCAAATGGAAGATTTTATTTTCGGAGACGTAACTCTCGAAACAAATGTGCCGCCAAGAGAACACCGTCTGTACGAAACTGCCACGCGCTACGCTGAGTTGTCGTCCGAGTTAGAAGAAATTAAAACAAAGATTTCATACTACAAGGAAATCTTAGCCGCTGAGTTTCCAGAAGAGCCAGGTGAATACGTCATTGATATAGATGGTGGTCAGGTTGTCCTAAAGGTGCCCGAGAAGTGGGAGTGGGACAAGGCTAAACTATCGACGTTATTTCCTGCTAACGCTACGCCAGATTGCGTATCAACAAGTTACACCGTCGCGAGGGTCAAGTACGAGGCCGCAGCCCCCGAGGTGAAAGAGGTGCTTAAAGAAGCGCTGACAATTAAGTGCGGCCTACCAACCATTAAGGTGAACACATGAAAATCACACCATTGAAGACGAACGACGGTACGGTTTCCAGTGCATCCAAGGTTCTATTGTACGGACACCATGGCGCAGGAAAGACTACCCAAATTAAAAACTACAGTCGAGAATTTGGAAACGGTTTAATACTTTCCGGCGAGAGCGGTCTATCCTCGATTGCAGACATCGACGTAGATTATATTCCTTTTACATCGTTCGACCGAGACCCCAAGGACGGGTACTCGTTCAAGCAAATCATGACCCACATCATGTCCGACGAATTTAAGTCCAAGGAATACAAGTGGATCGCGATTGATAGTATCAGTGAGCTTTCTCAAAGATGCTTTGCCGATGTTCTTGCTGCGTCAGGCAAGGACAATATCACATTCGAAGAGTGGGCTAACTACGAGCGCAAGATTACGTTCGCATTGAAGTGGGTCCGTGACCTACCGATGCACGTTCTGATTACTGCGCTGGCCGTAGAAGAAAGCGACGATAACGGAGTTACTAACTACTGGCCCTCCCTCGTTCAGAAGAAAATTCAGAAGGGCGCTCCCGCTCTTTTCGATCATGTGTTTTGCCTACTGCGCAAGACCCAAGAGCAGGGCGGCAAGGTGGACGTGAAACGCTTCATCGTCACTGACGAAGTTCGAGGATGGCACGGCAAAGCGCGTGACGCGCATCGCCGCTTGTCACCCATCGAAGACACAGATGATGTGACTGATTTGTTAAAGCGCATCTACATGAGTGAAGAACAATTTTCAGATTATCAAAGAAAAGGAGAAGCAGCATGAGCTGGGAAGGATTGGAAGGTTTAGACCTAGCTGGCGTTGAAGTAAGCCAGCAAAGGATTTTGGGGCCGGGGAAGCATGTCGTGAAGATTACTGACGCAAAGGTTGTCAGTAACGAGAACACAAAGACGCACCAGTTGGAGTTGTCCTACGAAAATAGCGACGGCAACCTGCGTCAGTGGATTATTCTTAACCACCCTACCTCCCCAGATGCCGTTCGCATCGGTAAGGAGCAGTTGAAAAAATTGCTGCTTATTACAGGGCACGATGGAGTTTCAGCTCCATCTCCAGATTACTTCAAGGGTAAGTCCGTAGGCGTAAACGTCAAAGAAGAAGTCTATAACAACAAGACCCGCACTAAGGTGAGCTACCACTACGAAGCACCCAAGCCCACTGAGGCTGCTGAATTAGACGACGCGATACCGTTCTAATGCACCCAGTAGACCCAATCGCACAAAAGGTTCTCGACGATATAGACTTGGGTTATACCAAGATAGATCGTGGTGAGGCCCGTTGCTATATCGGTGCCAGCATGGCTGGCACTGATTGCATCGCTCTCATGGCTCTGTCCCTTCGCGGATACCCAGAGGTTCGTATTGATCCGCAACTCCAGAGGATTTTCTTCGCGGGTCATAAGATCGAAGATTGGGTAGTCTACGACTTGAAGAAACGTGCTGACCTACGAGTTTGGGAAAAGGACGATATGACTGGTCGCCAACACAGACGGGAGTGGTTGAATGGCCACGTCGTATGCAACAGCGACGGTCTCGTAGATTTCGAAGATGGATCACCACCAGCCATCCTCGAGATCAAATCTATGAACTTAGCTAACTGGACTAAGTTTAAATCTCATGGCGTTAAAGTTTCGCATCGCAGGTACTATCGTCAGATGACTATGATGATGGCGATGTTCAAAATTGAGCGCTCGTTTTTCGTGGCATACAATAAAAACAATTCTCAATATCACGCTGAAGTTGTCCACTTCGATCAAGAGGAGTGGGATGGAATGTATGTCAAGATACAGCAAGCGCTTGATGGGCAAGCGGAGAGAGTAGCGAAGGAACCCGAGGACTGGCGGTGTAAAGGCTGCTTTAAACGGGAAAGCTGTTGGAGCCAACCTGACCTCTCTCCCGCTTGTCGTTTTTGCGTACACAGTTACGCAGATCAACATGGTGGTTTCACATGCAAGCTAACAAACAAACAAGAGAAACAGGCTTGCGATAAATACGAACAGTTTAGACCGACGGCGAAGGTGTAACCACATGAAAACACTTCAAGAATTATCCAAGGTTCGCACCTCAATCATCCGCAAGGAAGCGGAGATAGAAAGCATCGAGGAACGAATTGTAGAGCTGCCCGATGGAGATGATCTTCACCGGGCCAAAACAAAATTCCGTCACGAGAAGGAGCGACTTGTTGAGCTGAGATGCCGCTGCGCCGAGCTCGAGGTCGATGTAGAGGCAATAAGGATGCAGATCGCAGGAGTAACGCATGGGTAAATTAAGAGATGTACCTATCGACGCCGCAAAAGTCATTATCAATAACGACAGAAATAAAGAGTACGGTGATCCAGCCGAGAACATGAAAGACATTGCCCAAATGATGTCTGTTATTCTACGGCCCGCGCTGAAGGAAGATGCAGAGATCAGGCCAGAACAGGTCGCGATGTGTATGATAGCGGTCAAGTTATCTCGCATGACAACTAGCCCAAAGAAGTTAGACAGTTGGACGGACATCGCTGGATACGTCGGCGTCGGCTATGAGGCAATGAAGATCAACGAAGCGATGGAGATTGTCGATCTGCGTATTGCCGATAGTGACAAAGCAGCGGAGGTCAACGATGGCGTCGAACATTCCTAGAGCTAGAGAAATTCTACGAAGGGCTATAGCCACAACAACTGAGCGAGACGTGAAGGTCGCAATGGTTTCGGCGCTTATGCTCATGACGAGAAAGGTGGGTAAGAGCGCTCCCGTTAAGAGCGCTCCTATCACACCAGAGAAGCGTCTCGAGATAGTTGCGCTACGTCGGGCCGACCCTACGCTGCACTTATCTGAGATAGCCCACAGGGTAGGCGTGAACCCCGGAAGAGTGTCCGAGGTTCTTGACCAGACGCTTAACCGCCTTTAGGTCCAGCCAACCTATCTACAGCTCCCTCACGAACGGATGAAATACCACCGATAACTGGCACTCTACCAAACAGTTCGCGCGTCATAGCGCGTTCTTTGGCGTTTGTGCTTTCGGCTCCTAGTGCATCAAACGTCATATCTTGCAGACCCGATGCTACAGTGAAGGCGTCGTTGAAGAGGCCAAGTGACGGTCCTCCGAACATTTCCATCACACGCATCTGACCGTAAGCGCCGTTGTCCAACTGAGCTGCACTGTCGTACATTAGTTGCCCGATCAGGCCGAGACCACCCATCTGCATTAGACCGTCGATGTACCAACCGCCCAGCTTGTCAGCTCTGTCACTTAGCCCCATGTCTTCTGCAAAGGAGAACTTGTCAGTGAGAGAGCGTTCACGAACTGCGAACTCACGGTTCTCCTCACCGCCACGGCCCTGAACTACGTCTTTGGAGAATGCTACGCCAGCACCAAACATGGGGCCGAGACCTGCCATGTAAAGAAGTGGAGCTACGCGACGTGTATCGCCCGTTCTCGTAGCTTCCTGCCATGCAAAACGACCCATCCTCGTCATCATCAACGGGAACGACTTGAGCTGCATGAGCAACATACCCGTAGGTGTTTGAGCAAACAGTGGTAGATCATTCGCGTTTGGAGTGAAGATGCTATCGTTTGCCACCTTGATGATAGCTGCTGTGATAACCTCGCGGTAAGGATGCTCTTCACCAACCTCGTTGCTGCGGAGTATTGCCTCTAAGTTTAAGTTGCCGCGATAAATCTCGGTCAAACCGGCTTCGTCCAAGATGCGCTTTGCTACCCGGCCCTGGCGTGTGTTGGGAGCCTCTGTTGCAATACGAGCCTGGGCCCGGAAGTGTTCGTAGCCTACGGCTGCGGCCAAGTCCCGGTTCATATCAGTCCAAGGCGTGAGCAAAGTCCCGGTAAAGAACCCTGACGTGAAACGAGTATTGTCTACGCCGAACGCCTTTGTCATTCTTTGATGAGTAATGTTCTCAGAAGCCGCACCAATATTGCGGATCATGTCGCGGTATGCGCTTCCAGACACCGGGTCTTTCATGAACTTAGACCAAGCCTGGACACTTGCCTTGAAGTCCCCCGTGCGGATGAGCGGTAGCACCAAGTCACCCATGGAAGACAGGGTTGTGAAGCCCAGCAAAGTAACAGCGTTCACAGAACGAAGGAACTTAGATGCTGCCTTCATGTCTACAACTTTACCAGCAGAAGGTTCGATGTCTTTCCGTAAAGTAGCGCGGAAGAAACCTTCAGCGTGCAAGATGTTCTGCTTATCTACCTGTACGACTTGGCCCTTATCGTTCAAGAACCCATTGCTGTCATGCAATGCGCCAGCGATAGCTTTCGCACGGTAAGCAAAGTTCTTACGCATACGAACCGCTTCAGAACTAGGCGTGCCCGTAGTATCTAAGCGAGCCATGATACTTTGCTGTAGCTCCGCACGGCTCGCGCCGTTTCTTGCCTTGCCAGCAAGCTCTTTGACAAACTGTTGTGCCGCTACTTCGTCAGCAAATGGAGGGTGGAACAGAACAGTCTTTCTGTTTTCTGTAACTCTCTGACCAGTAGCCAAGTTTGAAGACAACTCTCGGCTGAGAACCCTGTCCGTAGACAACAGCTTGGTTACTGCATCCAAACCCTGATCCTGTACGAGCAAGTAGTCGTGGTAGCCGATAGACTTAGGACCAAAGTTCTTTTGCAAGTCTAGGCGTTGCTCGAGGCTGTCGCTGTACTTCGTCATCACCGCCATCAAGTCGTTCTCAAGGAAAGCCGCGAGATTGTTTGCTGGATCATTTGGGTTGGTGAACTGAGGAAACTTGTCCAAACGTATTTGTCGTTGGAAGTCAAAGCTGTCATCAGTATCGGCAGAGATATTATACTCTCCCAACACATCAGAACTATCAGCACCATTAGTCGTAACCAAACGGTTCTTAACCTTGATAGCCTTAGCTTGCGCTGCCTCTCTGGTGGTGGCGTAACCTTCCTCCTTGGCTTCAGCCATGAAGTAACGCTGCATCAAATCCACAAAGCGATCTTGGTCAGCTTCGATCAAATCCTTCCGCCAAATTTGAGGGAAGTAGTTATCCATGATTTCACCTACGGGAGCACCAGTTTCCTTGAGGCGAACCAGAGCCTTCTGGAGATAGGTCTTCAAGTAGTCGTAGACCTCTAGCTCTTTCGGAGACAGCCGGCTCATTCGCTTACTGTCCCGTAAGGCGTCCAAGATTTCTCTATGAGAATTTGGCTGATTACTTCTGTGGATTGGCGCCATGTGAAGTACGCGACGACCGCTATCAACGCCCGCTTCATACATCTGACCAACGCCGTTATCCACCCAACGCTTTAGGAAGTTACCGGCGTCCGGCAGCTCACGAAGCATCCTTGTCATGGGTATAACAAACTTGCCCATGTTTGCTGAGACCCGCTCGAAGTGGCCACCGCCACCACGGCTGGGCTCAAAGAAGTCAGCAAGCGTAGGCATACCAGACTTACGAAGTATCTGTGCGTTGGTGTTAAGAAGATTGTGCTTCCACGCTTTGCGTAGCTCGATGCCTTCTTGCTCATTGATTGCGCTTCGACGGGACTTAGAAATAACGTCTAATACTTTGCGCGGTACGCCGCCGATCTCAAGAGACATAGACGCTTGTTCGAAACCCATCGAACCCATGTCTACACGGGTCATCATTTCCTTTACAACGTGAGCGTTGATGTCGGATGGCGCTTCTTTTAGGCCCGACATATTCGCATCCTGATCGTCGAACAGGTTGCTACGGATAGGCTTCATGTACTCTTCTTTTAGGATAGCCTTGCGACCGGGAAGATTTACGCTTGTGAAGCCCGCTTCGCGAAGAACACTCCGCAACCTACGAGCACCGCCCGCTGCGTCCGACAGCATGTCAAACATTTGGTTCGGAGAGAACGCACCAACAGTGCTCTCGATGCCGCGAGAAGCGGAGGGTCTACCCGCTTGCTCCTTGGATTTGATAAGAGCTATCACCTCCATAATGTCCGGCTGCTTAACCGTTGTCTTGGATGCTAAGTTCAAGGGCTTATCATCGCGTATGAATACGGGGGTAGTAATGCTTGTATCGACAGAGCCCAACCGGGTAATTTCTTCGCGTATTACTTTTTCCCGTGCATACATAGCCTCTATGCGGCCCGGTGAAACGTCACCCATCAAACGCATCTCGTTGATAGAATTGCGCGTTGCAGTCAGAATATCTACGACCTGAGACATGCGCTCCGGGTCAGAGCTTTGGTCGATGATATTACCAGCTTCTTTATAAGTAGTGTTTTCTGGTCGACGGGATACGAATGTCATGCCGTCCAAACGCGCGTCTTCTGATGAGCTTACAAAATATGGAACGACGTTGCCGTCTGTAAACTTATCCGCTGCATTCCTTGAGACTGGTGACATATTATTTATAATGTCGTCTGCGAACTCCTGAGCGAACTCAGCAGGCACTTCGAGAGTAAACCGAGATGATGGAGATGCAGCGTCAAAGTTATTAACAGTCCTCGACATATCGCCGTAGGTAAACAAAGGTAAGAACCGGCGGCGGGTATTTACGTCGCTGACTAATCCATTCAGCACATAAGACAGGGCTTCGCGAACATTGGCCCGGACAGAAGATACTATGTCATCTACCTCGTTACCCCTGACCGAGCGGATGTCATCCATTACTGCCTTGCTGTATGAGCTGTCTGTACTCATATCTACGTCGTCCAAGACTACGTTGATGATGAACTCATCTGCGTCGTAGGCAAACTCTGCTGCCCCTGCCCGGATGTCATCTACAGCTTCCCGAGACACAGCTTGAGAAGAGATTATCCGTCGTGACAGGGCTCGAACAGTCTGTGTAATATCAGGGTTCTTAGCCAAGTTAGACGCAAGCTGCCGAACCTCTTTACGGAAGGACTTGAATGCGTCTGATGTTACATCCGCATTGAAGTCATGCCCGAGGAGACCAAGACGATTAGCCATAGTTCTTGCTGCGTGCAGCTCAGGCTCAGTCCTGTGTGTGATTGCCCGTAAGGCGTTGCGCATCATGTAGTTTGAGCCGGCTGGTATGCCTGTCTCTGAAGGTACACCTACACGCAAGTCTTGTTCTGCTTGAATTGCAAATCCTACGCTGGGGCTTTCGATCTCAGGAGGGGCAGTACGAACTTGTATTTCGTATGCCAGCTTCTCGATTGTCTCGATGTTGCCCTTCTCGATTGCCTGACCGTACCGTAGGTATAGCTCCGCATTATTAAGGTCAGAATATGTACGACGGCGGTATGCCAATGCACCCTCTGTATTTAAGATATGAGCTACCCGGCGAGACAAAGCCTTGCCCAACTTCGTCAGGTTGCCCTTACTGTCGATCTGGTTTTGGAACTCGCGAGAGGCCGTTACCATATCAACCTCATCCGGGTTGATGTTTGGCGTGTCAGCGTTTTTATCTACAGCCTGAGGGTCAGCTTTGCGCTTTGCCTCTTCGACCATAGCTGATGCAAACTTCTTGTTGCGTGCTTTCTCTGCGCGGAATGCGCGGATAGACTTTTTCATGGAAAGAGATTTAGCTATTTTCTCCATTCCGACCCGCCGGCGCAGGTCAGCAGTTTCCCGAGACATTTTATATTCTGGGATGTCGCCAAATTCTACGGACTGGTGAACTTCATTTAGCTTTTCTAAAACGTCATCGACTAATTGTATGATGCCCTCATCGCCGATAATCATCTTTAGGTCGTCTTCCATATCAGCAAAGAATGCTGTGCCTGATATTTCGTCGGCCCCGGACTGGTTAATGTTTTGGTCGTAGCGGCCAGTTACGCTTTTAATCAAGCGTGCTGCCTTACGCATACGAGGAGCTAAGGGTTTGATAGCTTCGAGAACGCCAGTGTATTCTGGGTTGTAAGGCTCGCCCTTCTTGACGGCAATAATCTTTGCGCCCTTTTCTGTAGTTGCCATAGAGTTAAACTCATCAGCGATCTTGTTCATCGCGAACGCAAAGTTCTCTATGTCATCCATCTCAAGCCGTCGGGTCGCCTCAAGAGCATGTTCACCAAGCATTGCGTACCTAGCTCGAACTGTTTTGCCTAAGCTAGTTTTAGGCTCTACAGGAATTGCATAGGTAACTCGTGCCTTCTCATCCTGGCGAGTAATCAGTTTGTCGAACAAAGGCTCAAGAGTTTCGTCGTAGGTGGCCTTGCCGCTCAGGCGCTCAAACACGCGCTTTGCAAGCTGAGTAACCTTGTCCCAGAACGAGCGATCAGGCCACATCATCATGTCGTGGCGACGGTTCATATAAAGAGCAAACTGGTTTGCAAAATATTCATTCGGGCGAGCAAAGTCCGTTTGCCCATCACCCCAAGGCTGACGCGAAATAATCTTCTCGTACCCTTCGTCGGTTAAGCCTTTGCCTTCTTCTACAAACTGTTTGCGAATAGCGCCCCAGAACGTAGAGATGTCTTCGTCGTCCATAAGGTTTCTATATACCCAATGGCCTAGCTCGTGCGCAGCGACAAAGGTAGGAGACCCACCATTAATATCGGTGTACGTCTGATTTTGAAGTTGGATTTTGTTGTCATGGGAGCCGTACATACCCATGCTATTGCCCGCACCCTCCGGCAGAGTGTCGCCCAGCGCTGGGCCCATGCCGTCTTCGTCAGCAACTAGCTCAAACATACGACCAATTTGCTGCTTATCTTTCACGCTGAAATTGTCAAAGCGTGTGTTCAAGTCTTCGATGGTATCTTTTACAAGCGCTTTTGGTCGACGTATTCCGTTAGGTGCAAGGCTTTTGCGCAATGCGAATACTGTCTTCAGGGCGAGCATCCGTGCGTCTTCACCCGGATCAATCTCTTGGCCGTTGAGCGTGATCTTGTCTCTGAACGAAAAGTTATCGGCAGAGAAAAGGATTTTGTCTAATTGCTGTAGTGAGAAGTTACCTTCCTTCATGTCTTCTAATGTAATGACATCTGACAAGCGAATGTCTTTGCCTGTCTTCGCTGACTTGCCGACGTTCAAACTGGTCGACATTTTGAGGGCAAGATAAAGGCCCGTTCTCTCCTCTTGCGTCAGATCGGCTAGATCAATACCTTTGCTGGCATCTTTAAAATCAGCGCTATCGGCGTCTATTGGAGCGCGAACGTCTTTGACTTCTGGCTCTACAGCCCGCTCTACACCTGTAGAATTTTTAATGTCGATGGGCTCCAGCTCAGACTTTAGAAGCTCGATATTGGACTTCTTATTGCGCATGGATGGATCAAGATAACCAATGAACCAGTTGTCTCTACCCTCTTTACCCAACAGCGAGTTCAACCCCTTACCTTCAGAAAGTTGTTTTGCGCTGATAATGCGGGCGGTCTTGTACTTAGTGTTTGTTTCGCGTGGGATGGCGGCAATTATTTTACCGTTGCTTTCGCCCGCTACATCAGGGAGAGCTTCCGCCTTTGGAGCCGGAGTAGATGCTGCCTCAGAAGATGTACCTACTGCGCGATCATCCAACTCTTTAAGAAGAGCTGAGTGTTCTTCAGTAGTCATATTCTCATCAGAGAAAAACTTAGCGTCGATTGCGTTCTTCTCGCGAGCGTAATGCTCATCGGTCAAAACTACAGGCTTGTCTTGGGTTTTTGCTGCGTCTGCTATTACTTCGTAGTTGTCGTCACCCAGTATGCCCGCTGCTTTCTTGGCATTCTTTTCAGAAGCAAAATACTTCTTAGCGTTCGGCACATAGTAAGCTGCTGTACCTTTTTGCAGGCGATCACCGTCTGCGATGCTACCCCGACGTTCGCGGCCCGATGCTTCAAACGGGTAAATAGATTTCTCTTTGCCCTGTTGGCGATCCATTGCCGCGCGGGCTTTGACTGCCTCTGCACCTTTCTCGCTCAGAGCTTGAGCGTCGGGCACGTCTGCTGCGCTTAGTACAGTGCGACCGTCTTCACTGCCTGTGGAATACCCGGAGCGCACGATACCTTGTATCTTACCCTCACTTGTACGACCTGCGGTAACTGGCCCACTCTCTAGTGCGTCCGATACTTTTGCAGTGCCATCGGCAGAACGCTTGACCGTTCCGCCGTCTACATCAGGAGAGGTAACGCCTTCGCGATCAAGGAATTTTGCTCTGAGTTGTTCTACTTGCTTTGCATTAGGAGCAGACTTGCCCAGCTTTTCAAGCTCCATGACCGTATTGAACTTAGCGGCAACACGGCGGTAAACCTGACCGTCCATTTCCTTCTGAGCCACGCCCAAAATCTTCGGAACCATTTGCGACCAAGCCGCGTTAGTACCAGCGAACTGGTCGTAGAGCTTTTCAAACTGCTCATTCGCCATCATGTCGTAGTCTTGGGCCGGACGCTCCACTACTGCTTCTTCTATAGGAGATTTTGCTGGAGGTGCTTCAGTCGTAGCCGTAGGGGCGGGTGCTTCATTCGCCGAGGCGCCTGCGTCTCTACGAGCAATGTATTCTTGCACCTTCTTGTAGGCGGTTACTCCCTCACCGTAACGAGCCTTAATTGACCCATTAGATATGGTTTCTAATTCGCCATCGTTGACCAAGCGACCAAGCTCATCGACAGTAATCTTACCTTCTTTTACTAGCCTTTCGACCTGGGCGTTTTTACCGAACTTGATCTCAGGTAACGGCTTCACTTCTGTCGTCGTAACTTCAGCAGCCGGAGCTACATCTTCAGCGGTAGCCTGAGCAGCAGCGGCGACTTCTTCTCCAGCGTCTACATTTGGAGCTCGAGCTGTAGTCGTAGGTGTTTCTACTTCTGGTGCCGTAGCCGTAGCCGCGTCATCGGGGGCTGCTTGTGTAGGGTTTATTTCTGGATCAGCAGAGCTTGCTGTCGTAGGTTCCGCCCGAGATGCAGCCATTAGGTCATCGACAATATCGTCAACAGGCTTGCCAAACGCCTCCGCACGAGTACGCATTACTTCATCGTACTTAGCCTGTAGGTCAGAGATGTCTGCGTCCGGGTTCTCTGCCTGAGCGGTCTGCGCTTGTCGTGATAAATCATCAAGGTCTTTGTCGAACTGGTCAAAGCTCTCTTCGATTTTTCCAACAGTTCTGCGCTCGTCCTTCATCTCTTGCATCTGGTCAAAGATGTCGCTTGCGTCTTCGCCGCTTTCTACAGCTTTGGTGTATTCGTCGTTTAACGCGCGGATGTCGGCATCG